CCCGCGGCGAACGAGGGCGTGATCCCGGAGGACACCACCAGCGTCGCGGTCAGATCCCCGATGATCTGAAGGTTGCCTGCGCCACCGCTCGCATCACCCAGTCCGAATCCGAAGATCGTCGCGCCAGTCACACCGCAGGTCGGGAAGCCTATCGCGTTGTCGTTGTCCGCCGTATCGTTGGTCACCGTCCACTGCGTCACGTTACGCGCCTCATCCTGCCGTGCGTAGTTGGTATACGCGGTTTCGTTGGTGGTCATGTCACCACCCTCGGTGTGCCCCGGCGAGACAGTCAGCGTGATCCAGAACACTCCCGCCGTGGCCGAAGCAAGAAGCCCCGCGGCGTCGCCGATGTTCGGGCAGTTCGCGTTAGTGACGATGAGACCGAGTAGATTGGTCTCCAATGCGTTTGATGCGCTCATCTTGAAGCTCCTTTCGTGAAGTTTGTCTTACTCGCCTCTACTATCGTACGTTTCTCAACTCCGCGAGTGCCGCCTGACTGCTATCGGTCAGTAATTAGTTTGCTGCCCTTCTTGAGTCTAGGGATATACCCGTCCTCGATCTTGATTTCAGGGTCGATCTTACCCTTCCAGAAGATTAAGCCTTCTCCTTGAGGACTTAGACCAAGAGTAAAGTGCGTAGCCCTCGACTTTTTACCTCCAACAACCTCCGGAAAGTCGACCGCGTTCGTTAGAAAGGCTGAATCATCCTCGATTGTTGTGCCTGTCAGACTTCGAGCGATTGCGGTACGACGATATCCCGGATAGTCCACTTCGCTCGAGGACTGCTTATTGTCCTCAGGAAGTTTGGTATGTAGTGAGAGGTACAAACTTGCCGAAGCTTGCTGTACGTTCGCGGCGACTCCTGGAATCGCATCTCCGTGAAGAATCAGTCGCAGTTGAGCGTTTGCAAAGCCGACACTTTTCATGACTGTCTCCCTTCAGTAGGAGCAGATACTGATATGGGCAGTGGACGTTCGATATAACGGACGACATTCCCTTCGTCGTCCTTCTCGACGACACGTTCCATTGCGATGGGTGGCGGCAATTGGAGTACTATTGGACGACGCTCCGACGTCTGTGGCGAAGCGTCTACCGCTTGACGAGAGGGCTCGGGACGATCCTCTTGAGACGGGTTGATACCTCCATTGCCTTGAGAAGTAGTCTTCTCAGGAGCTTTCGGAAAGAGCTCGTTGTCCGGAATCTCCCGTTTAACTCCGATAATTTCGCGAGCTTCCTCGTCTGAAATGATCGGATTACCAAACTGGTTGCGGCGAGAAAGGTTCGAAACAGCTCGACCTTTGGAGGCAAGAGCATTTGACTCTTCCAGAGGACTCATGTGAAAAGCTTCAGGCCATTCAAATACACTTTCCTTAGTGCCAAAACGCACTTTCTCAGTGGATCCCTCCGGCAAATACCCCAAATCCTCCAGCTTCTGAAGGGTTGGCTTGAGAATGTAAGGCTCACCAAATACGCGCCGACGGCGCTCGATATACTCCGACCAGTTCGCTCGATCTTGCTCCGAAGCGAGCTGGCCAGCTTCGGATCCTGTGAGAATTCGCTGCGGAATCGAGGTAGTTCCTGCTAAAGTGGCGATCAAAACCTCGAAAACGCCGCGGGGATCAGCAACTTCTGAGCCTAAAGGCGTCACTTTTACTCCTCGGGTACGGATATACCGGCGGAGTTCGTGCTGAAACTCGTCCAATTCGTCCTGAAGAGCCGCTGCATCACCCGGTGCGAGGTCCATACTCTTGTCGATATCGACTTGCATCCCCCGGTTAGCAGTGAGCCAATAGAGTTCTGCGCTACCTCCACCGACCTTCAGTAGGTCTTCGAGAACGTTGTACACTTGCTGTAGTCGAGGCTCGCCAAACATCAAGCCCTGCAGAGGACGGTCGACGATATGAACGACTCTAGAGTGATGCACTTGAACTGTTTTTTGCTGACCTTGAGGTCCCACTTTGACCTCATAGAGAATAGGCTGTCCATATCTCGAGTCGTCCGTACGTTCCTCGTAAGTCTTGATCTTCACAGCATCGGCACCGTACGCCTGAAGATAGAAGATGTCGTCCAAACTCGAGACCTTCGGCGCTGGTTTCTCAGAAATGCCACGCATTCCGAGCCATAGAAGTGCAAAAGGCCCGAAAGCACAGAGCTTATCGACTTGAATCACACGTTCCCAGAAGTTGATCTTCGAGGTGAAGGCGTCCCACTTATCTTTCGCACCGCGAAGCTCCGTTAGAGTTGGAGGTCTCGACCACATCTCTTCTGGAGGCATATCGACGATCCTACTCGTGATATCTTGCCTCTGATACTTCGCAAGCATGTGCTCCGATGTCAGGATGCTTGGGTAGCCGAATACATCATACAGTTTCCTCTTACCGGAGAACTGCAGACCTGCTCGTGTCGCGAGCATCATTCGGTCAAAGAGGTTACTCGCAGCGGCCTTGATTTTCTGCGGGACATCAACTCGAGCTGGTTTCTTCTCGATCGTCGCCATTACGAACTCCTCAAGTCAGATGAGCGGCCCCAAGTAACTCCGATGCGTTGTTGAGCTCCAATTCCGCGGATAGTCTGTGGATCGATCGATTCTCGTCCCCAAGTAGGGACGAGAATCTTAGTCTGATGCAAATAGTTGAACCCTTGACCAACGGAGTCAACAGTATCGTCGTGCCTTCCGGCGGGAAAATCTTTCAGCTCGTTCTTATGCGTTTCGTTCCAGGAGGCTTTAAGCAGCCGAATCCGCCCGTGAGAAACTGCGGCTACGTATGGCTGGTTGCGAATCCACTTATTCTCTCCGCCGGGGGAATTGATTATTACCCGGAAACCTCTGAGTACGTTCGTAGCAAAGTGCTCGGCTGCGATCTTTCCGGATGCTCCAGGCTCCTGCTCAATAACAATCGGAACATCTATGCCGTCCGCTTCTGCAATTTTGCGAACTACATCTTCTAGATCGCCTGGCTTCCAGCGATCGCGCTGCATATCTGCAATGTAGGTGGCCGCAAAAGTTGATCCCGGACGACCATCCGCTCCTACGAGAGATCCCACAGACCAGTCGGACTTCTTCTTTTTTCTGTCACTAGCTGCAAAGTCCCAGGAACGTACCCAACGGAGGAGCTTTGGACTTGGAATTACATCGACCTCTTTGAGCATCTCGACGTTGGCTTTGGCGTCCCCTACCTTCTTCGGGTTTTGTTGGTACATAGCCGAGAAGATGAAGTCGCCCATGATAGATTCAATCGCTCGGAGCTTGCTAATGGGGTATCGATCCGCCCATAGAGGCTCACCGATCGGACGGTTGAGAAGGTCGTTCTCCTCTGCTATTGCAGGCAGTCGGATCACAGTCCACATGTTCTCTTTGTCCTGTTCAATCAGACGGCCGATTAAGTCATTGATTACCCATCTAGTAGCGAGAATCACACAGGAGCCACCAGGTTCTAGACGCGTATACGCCGTGGTGATAAACCAGTTCCAGATCGACTCCAGCACCAGATCACTGCTGGCTTCAGCCCAATTCTTGATGTAGTCGTCGACCACGAGCAAATGAGCACCGCGCCCTGTGATGGGGCCTCCAATCCCAACTGAAGCCATACCTCCGCCTTCAGTTGTGAGGAATTGATCTGTTCGTTGTACATCGTCTCGAAGACGCGTCCTGAGGAACTGGCCGTCGTCAAGGAGAAAGGAGTCCCGAACACGACGACCAAAACCAGTAGCCAAGTCAGCAGCGTATGTGGAGAGGATGACACTAGCCCAAGGAAAGTGTTCCAGGAACCAGATTGGCGTGTGGACACTGATAAGCTCCGATTTGCCGTGTCGAGGAGGGAACTCAACAATGATTCGTGCATCACCAATTGAAATCTCGTGAGCAAGAATGCTACTCACATATAGCAGGTGCTCAGCTGGATGCCAGCGTCCTCCTGTACGGTAGTGAGCCATTGTAGCTGGTGTGAGCTTGACCGCTTCCTGGAACTCCTTCGAGCGAGGGTCGAGAATACCCTCGACTGCAAGTTGTAGCTCCGAGTCCGGAGGTAACTCGTTCGGATCGAACGCAGGATTCTCAGGAAGTGTATTATTGATTAGCACTAGCCAACCTTCTGTTGACCTTCCGGCTCGTCGGCACTATCCAGGTTCTCTCCGGGAGCTCCGGTAACATCGAAAGGGATTAAGTCCTCCCCGTTGATGATCTCGTTTGTACGCCCTCTTCCTTTGAACCTTCGAGCTGGCGCTCCTGCAAAAGGATTGTCCAGAGAGGATCCCTGTGTTTGAGTGCTCTTGGCGACGCGGATCACAAGCTCTTGCATTTGTTGAGCGGCCTCAGGGTCTGCTAATACGCGGGAGAGGATCTGGCGGCCTGCTACTTGACGGCCAGCCTCATCATAGGTGTTTCCTTGTCCCTGTCCAAGCTTAGAGCCCAACGTCCGGAGAATCATCTCGAACGTCATGTCTTCAGGGGTTTCTTTCTGGCTCAGAGGCCCAGCAGCTGGGAGGCCAACGCTTACACGTTGTGCTGCGATGAGACGCGCAAGAAGGTCGACAGCAGTCTTCGCAGACATGTTATCGAAGAATGCCGGTGTCTCGAGAACCTTCTCCTTGAGATTCCTTAGCAGATTGCTAGCGAGTGTATAGTGCTCATCCTCGACGGTCATTTGTCTGCGAAGACGGAGGTGACGATAAGCAGCCTCCTTGTAGAGGTCGTGTGCTTTGGCTCTTGCGCGCCAGTAGTACAGGATGCTGAACTCATACAACTGTCGCCCGAGCTGAGTAGATGGGACTCTTTGACCTTCCGAGAGACCTTGAACTTGACTGGCGATTCGGATGAGCTCTTCGTTCTGCGCAAGTTGCGTCAGTTCTCGCGGACCCTCGTTGAGGGAGTCGAGATAGATCTGAAATGCACCGTACGCGAAGCCGGGTTCGAACTCGAGTTTATGCCAGAAAGGGCGACCATCTCCTAGTGTGGGGTACCCATGTTCGAAGCTCAGATCGACATACGCGCTGCGGAGACTATGTGCTTCTACTTCGGGTTTCTCGTATGTAGTGGGGAGAAGATCGACACGGTAGTACCCAACTGGGAGACCTTCAGCTGTGACGGGGATGTGGCCGAAGGCCCTTTGCAGTAGAATGGCTCTATAAGGAAGAGGAAAGCCTGAGGTGCTAGCTGGTGCCGTTGCTACTTGATCAGGAGCGCCCATGTCTCAATTATAAGTCACTTCTAAGGGATAGTCACTGGGAATTTGATGGTCTCCTAATGGGCCTCGAAGGTTGTAAAGTGTTTGCCAAATTTTTACAGGGTCCTCAGGTTTGGTAACTTATCTTACGTATGCGGAGCCCGTGCTGGCTAGGAGGATACACTACCATTATCCGTCGATAGGAAAGATGAGTTGCCATCCTATTAGGAGGGTGTTATAATATAGGTATGATGAATAGTTCATCATCCTACTTGAATAGTAGGTAACGATTAGGAGGTTGTATGAAGCAAGCTCAAGCTCAACCTACGACTCCTGCAAGTCAAGAGTTTGATGCAGCGAAGTTCGTACAAGAAGTAGGAACAAAGTCGGCTGCGATTCGCAGACTGACTGCAGAAGGAAAGACGAGGTCGGAAGTTGCAAAGATGCTCGGGATCAGGTACCAACACGTAAGGAATGTCCTGATCACTCCGATCAAGAAAGAAGCAGTCAAGAAGTAGATGGGTGGGGAGGTCGAGAGACCTCCCCTTTATCAACGTAGCACAATAGAGGAGTAGTCACGATGCTAGTCACACGTCAACCTCACCAACTCCACAATGCTCGGGCCTTGCTCGAGTGGAAGGGTCCTGGTGCAGCTGCGCGGTACATGAGGTTCTGCGGCTGGTCGCTGCAGGCAGCCTTGTGGTGGCTCCTAGGTGTAGGAGCTCGGTAGGACGTAGCTAGAGCCTGGTGTGAGCAGGCTCCATGGTACGCCCTGCACACCGCAGATGCGACCGTACTAGGAGACTGACATGGAAGTACTTAGGCTCAGTATCAAAGACGCTCGGCTGGTGGAGAAGCAGTCGGATGGGACGTTGGAGATCGAGCTTCTCCACGTAACCCCGATTCGGATCCCTCCCGAGTTTTCGGAAGCCCTTCACAAGGACTTGACGGAACAGGGGGTCACCCATAAGAACGCGGACAGACTGGTGGACACAGCAATGGATGCGATCCACGAGGAGTCCGTAATCCAAGTTCTCCGGGATCGCACATCCTAGGGAGGGATCAGAGAAAGGGCTTCGGCCCTTTCTTGCTACTTCCGGGGGACCGGGCGGACCAGTCCGTCCAACCCACGAGTACTCCTTCGGAGGCCTGGTCCCCGCCCGAGCGCTATAAGCCTAGCCCTCGCGACCGCTGAAGCCAAGGGACCGGTCATGTATAAGATATAGGACTAGTCCGACCGAGCGCTCAGAGCCTAGCCCGTGCAAATCTCGGGACGGTAAAATCATATAGGCGCCCATATGATGACCTCTTGCTACCATACTATGGACTACTATATAATATAGGTGTAAGCTGGTTGATTGTAGGGGTGGTGAAGTTGATCCGCCAGCTACCGCCGAGCATGTTGCTCGGTGACAAGCGCTCTTTAACATAGTCGGAGGTTTACCATGGCGAAAACCGCCAAGCAACAGGCAGTGCAGAAGCAGGCCCCGCAACCGCAACCGGCCCCGGCAGTTCAGACGCCGCAGGTCGCGACGGTCCCGATGGAAGCGCCCAAGATGGAGGGCGTAACCGCCGAGAACTTCACGACCCACAAGGCGGAAGACCTCATCAAAGGGTTCGGCAACAAGAGCAACGCGATCCGCGGCCTCGCGGCGCTGGGCATCAAGCCCGGCCCGATCTCGAAGCACCTCGGCATTCGCTACCAGCACGCGAGGAACGTCCTCTCGCGACCGCTGAAGCGGGTGATCAAGGAGCAGCGCGACAACGCGAGCCAGGGCGCAGTGCCCGGAGTAGCCACCGTCCAGAAGTAAGGCGGTGGTATGAAAGCTCTCGCATACGGAGCTTTCGTCGGAATCCTGATCGTAATGGCCATTATCTGGTACATACGATAGCCAGGATCCGATGAGTTAGATGGGAGGAGGTTGCGGCCTCCTCCAGTTTCCAACCTGCAAGACGCAAAAGGAGCCTGCAATGGCCAAGCAACAGTTCAGCGTCAAGATGCGACCGGATCGTACGACTCCGGGAACGTTTCTCTACGCGGTTCCGTCCGATCAACGGGCGGATGCCGCGGTGAAGAACGTGTACATCTCGAAGGATGCGTTCGGTGCGATGAGTGCCCCTCCTGGGGAGATCACCATCACGGTCGCGTACGACGACGGCAAGAAGTAAGCCGGCGGCAGTGGAGCGGAACTCCTACGAGAGTGGGGTTCCGCTCCTCTTCTTTTTGCGGCTTAGGGACTGGTCAGTCCTACTATAGGGACCGGTCGCCCGCATCTCAGAGCTGCTCCCTAAGTCGGGCCCTCGATTGGCTTCCCGCAGTTTCCTAGTTGCTACCATCAACTGACTACAAAACGAAGTAACGAAGTCAACTCTTCCCGAAGTTCTAACTAGTTGATTTTTAACGGCTTTAGTAGTTTAGTAGTTTGGGTTCGTAATTACTCTAAGTGATCAAAAGTATTGGGGGGATTACCTTTAGGAATTTCGGTATATCAAACGGACTAATGTTGCCTATGTCCAATCCTTCCCCAACTTCTAACCACTTAAGAGATTAGGAAGTCAAACTACTAAACTACTAAATCCCTATAAAATCAACTAGTTACAACTGAGGGAGCAGTTTACTTCGTTACTTCCTTTGATAGTCCGCATCATCCCCATTACTCCCTTCCTCACCCTCATCCTCTTACTCTTGCTTCGCCCTCAAACTTAGGTACTCTGGACAGAAGGTGTCGTACTTCCTAACAGGTTTCTCATCATCTGGAACCACCTTACCTTATAACGACAAGGCTTACCTCATTGCTCTTTACTACTGATCCACCACATACAGCCACAGCAATGAGGTTTAGACAACTTCATAATGCGGGTCTGCGGCGCAAATTCCGGATGACAATCCGAAACCGAAAACCGAAAACCGAAGCCAAATCCGAACTGAAAACCGGACTCGAGGCTAGAAGGGATCATCCGACATTCTGCCGATAGGCTCATTCTCACCAGGAGGCACTTCAAAGTTCCGAACTGGACCAAAGGCTCCGCACTCGCTTCCGAGACAGAGGTAACCTTCTAACCCGCCACACTTGCTACCAGTCACCTCTCCGGAGGAATCAACATCGTGACGAGACATAAAGAGGCGGAACCCCACCGACTCACCGCAGTTTGGGCATTTGAGCTTCATGTTACTCCTTCTTTCCTGGCAGATCGAACTTGACAGAACCTGCAAGAAACGCCACAAAGTCTTTGATCCGAGCTTGTGGCGTCATCTGGTTCCAAATGTCGGGACCTTCAAGACCTGGAATCGCTTCGAGATACTCCTCGAGCTTATCCCAGATTGCCATCGCCATAGCGAACTGCGCATTTGCACCAGTCGCTACACCGGCAAAGTCCGCTCGGTCTTTTGGCAATCCACAAGTGTAGTAGATCCGTTCGGTTGAGGGGAGCTCTCTTGAGCCATTGAAGTAGTCCGTCGTGACAGCGTAGTGCGATTCCACCTCACCAAAAACCTCGTTACGCATGGACCTCCAGACAGCAGGTGTGCGATAGCCCACCCA